GGTTTCCGCGCACGAGCAAGGCGTTTCACAATGAGCACTTCCGCAAATCCCTCACACGCAAGGACTTACAAAGGCGCAAGACTTTTGGGCATCAATGACGTCGCCCAAAAGCTAGACATGAGCTACCACGAAGCGCGCAACTTCTTGGTGCGCGTGCCGGTCGCAAAGACTGGCGAACGTGGTGCGCACCTTTACCGCTTGGAAGACATCACAAAAGCACGCGAAGCCAACGCCGAAGAAGCCGGCAACCAAGCTTTGCCAGGCACCAAGGAATGGCACGAGGTTGAGAAGATAAGGCGCCAAGTTGAAAAGCTCGACGTTGAGCTTGAGGGGATGCGAGGCAAAGTGCTGGACCGCGAGGAAGTGCGCGCCGGCGTCATGGCCATATGCCAAGAATTTGCCAAGCACTTGGACGAACAGGAAGCCAAGCTGCCGCCTTTGGTGGCCGGCCTAACACCAACTGAAGCGCAACCCATCATTGCGCAATACAACACCAAGGTGCGCGATGCTTTGAGCAAGTATGCAGCGAATTATTAAGGATTGTTGCAAGGTTGCCTTTGCTGAGAAAGACACGGCGACCATTCCAGATTGGGCGCTCGAGCATGTGCGCCTAAGAGAATCGCCATATGGCAATCAATTTCGCGCCAGCGAGACGCCTTGGTTGATTGAACCGCTGGCAGCATTTGCGGACCCTGGCACCGAGGAAGTGGTCTTAAATTGTGCCGCCCAAACCGGCAAAACCGTCTCGATGCAGGTGGCTACTGCCTGGGCCATTGCCAACCACCCAGGGCCAACCATGGCGGTGATGCAAGACGAAGATGCCGCCAAGGATTACAGCAAGGAAAGGCTCATGCCCATGTTGGAATCATGCCCGCCCATCCGCGAGCAATTTCCCCGCGACCGCCACCGCAAAACCAACACCGAGCTATTTTTGACAACTTGCACGCTTAAGCTTGGCGCCGCCAATAATAACTTTTTGCGCTCTTGGTCGATTCGTTGGCTATTTGGCGACGAGGTAAGCGCCTGGCGCCCTGGTATGCTGGCGCGCGCCCGAGCCCGCACAACACGTTACTGGAACCGAAAACACTGGCTTTCTAGCACGCCCGAGGAAGAAGGCAGCGATTTTGATGCGGCTTTTCAAGCGGGCACTTGCGAGCATTGGCACCTGCAATGCCAAGGATGCAACGAGCTTTTTGCGCCGGCATTTTATGAGGTGGTGCGCTGGGACGCTAACGAAACCACCAAACCCAACGGCGTTTGGGATTACGAGGAAGTTGCCAAAACCGTGCGCATGGTTTGCCCCCATTGCGAGCACTCGCACGAAAACACCGAAGCCAACTGGAGGGCCATGAGTCGTGGCGGTTATAAGGCGAGCAACCCCAACCCAACGCCACGGGTCCGCTCTTTTAGTTTTTCGCAATTGGTTTTGCCTCCTTCAGTGATGCCATGGGCCGACTTGGTGGTTGATTTTTTGAAAGCCAAACAGCACGCCGCCGCCGGCTATATTCAGCCGCTGCGCGAATTTGTGACCCTAAGATTGGCCGAGCCTTGGAAAGCCACCAACCACGTCGACATTGAAAAGGTGGTCGTAAAAGACTATGAGCCAGGCGCCGAATGGGAGGATGAAGCCACGCGGTTTTTGACCGTGGACGTGCAAGCCTACCTTGAGGAATTTTGGGCGGTGTGCCGCTCTTGGTCAAAAACAGGCGCCAGCCGCCTGCTAACCTTTCGCCGCCTGACCTCATTTGATGACATCGAGAACATGCGCAAGGAATTCAATGTTGCGCCTCAACGCACCTTTCTTGATGTTGGATACCAGCGTGCAAGAGTTTTAACCGAATGCGGTCGCTACGGTTGGATGGGCTTGAGGGGCGAGGATGTCATCGACTACGCGCACAACATCAACGGGCACACAGTTCGCCGCATGTTTTCCAAGCCGACCCGCGTGAGCGCTACAGGTCGCACAGCGCCGCCGGTTTTCAGATGGTCCAATCCAACCACTAAAGATGTTTTGCAACTGCTAAAAAGCGGCAAAAGCCACCCTTGGGAAGTTTGCGACCTGGGCGACTTGGCCGACGAATATGCGAAACAAATTGACAGCGAACGCAAGCGGGAAGTGCTAGACAAGCACGGTCGCACCACATTGCGCTGGATTTCTTTTCGCGCAAATCACGCTTGGGATTGCGAGCTCATGCAGGTTGTTGCCGCCTCAATTGCCAAGCTTTTCTCCACCGCCGACTAATTTTTGCGACAAATTGCCACCTATTTATAGATGGCAAGCGACATCAGCGGATTTCTCCGGCTCCAATCGAATTCTTGGTTAACAACCCTCCAGCAGAGGGTTGCAGATGCTATATTGTCGGGCTCTGTTTCCGTGTCCTTTTCCAACGCCAGCCAGAGCGGCACGCGCGAACTTGTCATGCCCACCGACGAGCTCGCCGCGCAACTAACCCCCATTTTAATTGAAAAAGGCATTGTGACCGGCACCAAACCGGCGCGAATGACTTTTGCACGTTTCAGCAGATGAGCGCCATCGTAGACCATAACGGGCGCCCCATCGCCTTTGATGCAGCGCCCAAAAAGCGGGCCAGCATCACAAGCCACTATCGCGGCACGGAATCCAACCGTTTCCGCACTTCCCTGCCTTACATTGTCAGCGATATTTCCAACACCTTAAACCGTGGCGCCAGGCGCCGGTTGATGGGTTTTGCGCGCTGGCTCTACACAAACAACGGCATGGTGCGCGGTGCGGTTAATGATGTCAGCCGTTACGCCCTGGGCCCTGGATTGAAACCGCAAAGCCAAGCTGGCGATGCTTCTAAGGATTATGAGAGCTATTTTGCCGAATGGAGCAAAGTTTGCTCTGTAGATGGTCAATTTAATTTCGGCCAAATGCAGCGCCTTGCGTCCATTAGGATGGACGTGGACGGTGACATTGGCTTCTTGATGGTTGGCCGGCAAGATGCTTTCCCGCAACTTCAACTTGTAGAATCTCACAACATTCTAAGCGAAGGGGCGCAATTTTACGGCGAAGGCCATGACGGTGTGAAGGTTTCACCCGCTGGCCGGCCAACTGCTTACATCGTCAAAGATGGCGATGATTTCCGCTCAATAAGCGCAAACAATTTTATTCTTGTCTATGACCCCGACCGCGTTGCGCAGTTGCGCGGCGTGTCAGCGTTGACCCACGCCATTGACCACATTCGAGACGCTGTTGACATTCTTGAATTCGAAAAGGTTGGCGTAAAAATGAACAGCGCCATTGGGATGGCAATCACCACCCAAGGCGGGATTGCTGATGACGGCACAACTTTAATTGAAGACGGTTATGCCGCCGCCGACACAGGCACAGTGCCCTGGAGCACCTTTGCCCCTGGTCAAGTTCCACACTTAAAGGTTGGGGAATCAATCGAAAGCTTTGCCAGCAATAAACCATCCCCCGCGTTTGCTGGCTTTTTGGAGTATCTGATAAGAGACGTGGCTTTAGGTCTTGGCGTTCCTTACGAATTCGTGGTGGAACCCTCCAAACAAGGAACCGCAAGCCGGTTCATCCTAGAAAAAGCCGCCCGCCGATTTGAAGAGCGCCAAGACCTTTTAGTTTCCCGCTTTTGCAACCGCGTTTGGGGCTGGGTAATTGCGCGCGGCATCAAGCGCGGCGACCTGCCGCCAAGCGACAACTGGTGGCGCGTCAACTGGCAAGCGCCGAAGAAAATCACCGTTGACCTTGGGCGCGAAGCCCGCGCCAACCAGGACGCAATTAAGATGGGCCTGCGCACCATGCGCGAGGATGCCGGCGAACGCGGGCACGATTGGCAGGACATGCGCGACCAAGTTGAGCGCGAAGCCAGCGACTTGCTAGAGCGCGCCAAGCGCTTGGCCGACGACTACAGCGTCTCCATGGAAACCGCCTTGCACCTTTTAAGCCAAAGGACACCCAACCCAGTTTTTAATAATGAAAACGAAATTGACGCATAAGCTGGCACACGAGCCATGGGCTATTCGCCCAGAGTATCACAGCACGCTGGTCGCTGCCGCTGAAGCGTATCACTACGACGAGGAAGAAGACGGCGGCCAATACGAGCCACCAATGCCTGAAGAAGTTGACGGCATTGCCATCATCCACATCCATGGTCCCCTGGGCAAGATGCTCACCGATTGGGAATTGATGTTCGGGATGTGCGATTACGACGACATTGCCACCCAACTGGCCGAGGCAGATGCCAACCCAAACGTGACCGCCATCTTGCTTCACATCGATTCACCTGGCGGCACCATCACCGGATTGCCCGAGCTCGCCGCCAAAATGCGCGCCGTTGAAAAGCCATTAGTGGCTTACACAGAAGGCACCGCCGCCAGCGCGGCCTATTGGATAGCCAGCCAAGCGGACAATGTGTTGCTAAGTCAAAGCGCCGAGGTTGGTAGTGTGGGCGTTTACATTGCCTTGCTCGACCAAAGCGAATACTTGCGCAACCAGGGGCTGCGCGTCAACGCCATCGCCGCCGGTGAAAACAAGCTTGATTATGCGGATTTTAAACCACTGAGCGACGAAGCGCGCGAGCGCTTGCAAGCCAACGTCAACAAATGGCACGACCGCTTTAAAGACGACATTAACGTCAAGCGCACCGTGCCAAGCGAATCAATGACCGGCCAAGTCTACGAGGGGCTTTCAGCCGTTGAGGCCGGCCTTGCAGACGGGGTGATTGACGACCTCCAAGACGTGATTGCGCTCATGACCAACCTTTAACAATTCATAACAAAACACCATGAAAACCATCCTTGATTTAGTCAAAGCCAACGTGGAGCTTTCCAGCCTTGCGGGGAAATTGGACGAAGCCACTGAGGCAAACAAAAACTTGCAGGCAGAAATCGAAGGCGCGGCAGCAAGCCACGCCGACGAGCTTGCCAAGCTTGGCGCACAACACGCCGAGGACATCGAAGCACTTGAGCAAAAAGTAAAATTGCTTGAGGAGACCAATTTACTTCTTGAGGAGCAACAGAAGAGCGCAGCGGAAAAGGCGGTTGAAATCGCCGCATCGGTTGGCGTTGAGGCACCAGTTGAAGAAGCCACCGAAGAGCCGGCACCCGAGGCATCTATGGACACTTTATGGCAGCAATATAATGCCATTGAGGACCGCCAAGAGCGCCGCGCTTTCTACCTTAAAAACATAAAAGAAAGACTCTAAAAAATGGCCAATACACTTGGGGGCATTAATATTGCCCAAATTGCCGAGCAAAGTCTCGACTACCTATCTACACAGTTTCACCCGCTGCGCGCTTTTGCTCGCGATTTTTCTACTGACATCAGCGGCGCCGGCGAATCCGTCACAACCCGCGTTCCTTCCAGCATGACCGCCGTGGACTTGTCCAGCGGTTACACTGCGCAGGATGTCACGTCCACCGCTGTCACCGTTACCTTGAACAAATTTAAGGGGCACAGTGCGGCCTACACCGACATGGAAGTGTCCAAGGCCGGCAACTTTGATTGGTTGTCTAGCGTGTTCTTGGCGCCCGCTCTGGAGGTAACTCTGGACGCAGTAATGGACGACTTGCTCGCCCTGGTGCTAAACGCTAACTACAGCGCCAACGAAGTCATCACCGCCGCCAACTTTGATGTGGACGAAGTGGCAGACTTGGCCGCCGACCTTAGCACCTCCAAGGTGCCCAAGAGCGAGCGCGCTTTGATTCTGCCGCCTTCCTATTACGCCAGCATCCAAAAGGATGCCATCGTGCAAGACGCTTCCAGCTACGGCACCCCAGCCGGCGTGCAAGAAAATGCTGCGCAGCGCGTGCATGGTTTTAACCTTTACGAATACACTGGCATTCCTGCCAACAGCGAGAACCTTGCAGCCATTGCGCTGCATCCTTCCGCTCTGTGTTTGGCCGCTCGCCAGCCTGCCGCACCTACCGATGGAAGCGTGGACGTTGCGGACATCCAAGACCCTACTACCGGCCTACCTATCCAGCTCCGCACCTGGTATGACAACACCGCCGGCAAACATTACTTGTCCATGGGTGTGCTTTACGGTGTTGCCGTTGGAAACGGTGCCGCACTGAAGCGCATCAAGTCTGCTTAACAGCATGGCAAACACTATCCAGGGAGTTCACCTTGAGGCTGTCAGTGAGCAAATGCTTGATTTGCTTTCTGATAACTTCTTTGCGTTCTCTCTGGTTAGTCGCAACTTCTCAACCGAAGTCAGGGAGCGCGGCGACCGCACAGTGACCCGCGTTCCCTCTTCGGTCACAGTCAAGGACTTGTCTACTGGCTACAGCGCCAGCGATGTCACAAGCACACCAATCGAAATTGCCTTATCGAGCTTCAAGGGCTTCTCGATGTCATTTTCAGACCTCGAAATTTCAAAACTTAAGAGCCCGACCATTTTGGAGCGCACCTTTCTGCGCCCTGCAATAGATGCCACCGCAAAAGGTGTTTCTGATGATTTGTTGGGCCTGATTACGCCAAGCAATTTTAGCGCCTCTCAAGTCAGGACTGCCAATGCCTTTGACAGTGATGACTTGGCAGACGCTGCCAGCACTTTAACAACCAACGGATGCCCAAGTTCGCTAAGAACTGTAATGCTTAACCCAAATTACACAGCAAGCTTGTCCAAAGACGGTTTGTTGATGGATGCGGGCGCATACGGCAGCGCAAGACCTTTACAAGAAGGTGAGCTTTCAACTATTTACGGTTTTGGCGTGTCTGAATACCAAGACATTCCGACAGCCAACAACCTGCAAGGCTTTTTTTGCCACCCGTCCGCGCTATGCATTGCAGCGCGCCAGGTAAGCCGCCCGCTTTATGGCAACGTGGAAGTCATCGACAACATAGAGCCGCGCACCGGATTGCCATTCCAAACGAGAAAATTTTATCGCCCAACCGAGGGCAAGTGGTATCTCACGGTCAGCATCCTCTACGGGTGCAGTGTGGGCAACCAAAACGCTTTAATCAGAATCACCGACCAATAAATCATCATGATATTTAAGACCTCATTCACTGTTGGATTTTTGCCTGATGGCTCGCCAGAGCTTATTGCCATGGGCGACCCTGACAAATGCAAAGCCGCATTCATTGCAGAGCGGGAAAACCCGTCCGGCAAATACGCCGGCGTTAGCGTTTACCGCAAACCACCTTACTGGAAGCGCGCAGACTTACCGCTCGCGCTACCAAAAGCAAAAGCCAAAGCCAAGAAAAAGGCAACCGCCTGATTCGCTCGTTGTTTGTTCGTTAGGTCACCACACCCGACCCAGGCGCGGCAGGGCAACCAGCCCGCCTGGGTTTTTTAATTAATGCCAGACGCCAGAATCATCAACACACGCGCCGGTTGGTTGTATGAGACGACCACAAGCGCAGCCCCCACAAATTGGGCCGCTGCTGTGTTCACTGATGGCGTCATGAATTTTGATGACATCGCCAGCGGATACCGGCTTTTCAGGGTCACCGCCGACGGCGCCCAATTTGGTGCGAACGCTTACACAATTCAGGTGTATTCAAGCGACTGGATTGATGCGGCAACGGTATCGCTAAACGTGCCAGACGGTAGCGGCACTTATCGAATTGACGCATTCCAAACCAACAACGGCAGCTTGGTGGACAGCGACACAATCGACCAGGGACACCACCGCTCAAGATTGCTTTACGAACAACAAGTGGAGATTGAGCGCTTGGCCGGCGGTTTGCTTGATTATCACGGCAACGTTTTGCGATGCGTAGAAAGCGGTAACACCGAGACCAAAGAGCTGGAAGAAGGCGGCATACTTGAAGGCTACGACCTAACCTTGACGACTAACCGGAAACAATGGGCCGACCTAGGCATCAAACCGATTGTGGGCGCCACGCTAACCAAGGGCGGCAAGCGTTACAAGATACAGCAACTTTTAACCAATGACGCAAGCTTTGAACTTGGCCTCATGAAAAAACAATGATTCCAGGCACAAGGACAACATTCAAAATGGATGTCAAAGACTTCAACAAAACGCTCACGCAATACAGCGTTCTTTCAAGCAAAAGTTTTGTTGAGGTTGTCCACAATCGTGCCGCAAATGTCATCTACAAAACATTGGTTAGAATTCCAAAAAACTCGCCTGGCCGCATTCGGTCCGAGCTTTTGGCTCCGTCGCGGATTAACGCAAGCGCACCTCTTGGGTCAATAATCATCAACTGGAATCGTGGCGGGATGGGCAAAAAGGGATTGAACAACAAGCCAATGCGCAAGGCAATGCGCCGAATGCTGATGTATAGAAGCAAGGGCAGCAATTACGGGCGCGAGGCATGGTATGGAGCGCTTCGCGACCTGAAGACATACACAATCATGAAGCGCAGGCCCCCAACGCAAAAGAAAGCGTTTAAGCTAAAAGGCAAGGCAATACCAGAACGCCGGCGCAACCCAGTGAACCCAGTTTGCACAATTGTTCACGGCAACAGCAAAAGCGCTTCCATCCCTTATCTTAAAAACGCGCTGCGCGGTGGCATACAAGCAGACAAGGCCGACATGATGGTCTACATCAGGCGAAAAATGGGCCAAGACTGGAACAAAACAAAACGATGAGCTACCGAAAACAAACAGAGGCAGCTTTCAAATCTTACTTGGCCGGCAAGGTTGGCGTGCCTGTTTACGCTGGCACAAGCGATACCATCAAAGCCATGCCTTGCGTTGTGGTGGCCTACCTTGGCGGCACGCAAAACCCGCCGCACGTTGGCAACCTAGATGTCACCGTGAGCATTAGCATCCAAAGCGAAATTGACGAGGAAGGCCAACCCAATGCGCTGGAGGTGCATGATGAGCTTTTAAGCGCTATTGAGGAATCGCTTTTTGAACCGGCAATCATGGACATAAACAGCGCAACAGATTTTCACCTTTTTGGCGTCACCGAGCACAGCGGCATTGAGCGCGACACCGAGGGCACCATTTTGCGCGAGACAATCACTATCACGGCGCCGTGTGCGCTAGGCAATTTTTAACAATTAAAGAAAGACAAATATCATGGCACTTTTAAACAGAGGCACGCCGGTCACTTACGGCACAAATGACATTACCAGCAACAACTCAACAGGAGTTGTCACGCTGCGCATTGTTGACGACTCAAGCGGCAGCGATGTGGTAAAATTTAGCGGTGAAATGTATGCAAGCGAAGTGCGTCTTGGGCTGGAAGCCGACAACAATCAAGCGCTTTCCAGCAATGGAGAAGTGGTAAGCCATTGCACTTATAACCAGCGCAAGGTGTTAAATCTTACCGGCATCATATTGGCAAACGCAGCCGCGTCATCTACGCCAAGCGGAACCGACGAAGACATTGCAAAAGCCAACAGCATGTTTGCGGCTCAGTTTACCGCTGGCATGCGCTTAGATGTTAGCTACCACAATTGGGACGAAGTAAATGCAGCCGACGCAGATGCGGGCCTGATTTCACAGCATAACCTTGCGCACACTACCGGCGGCCTTGGCAACTTTACGATTACAAGCGCTGAAAAGACTCGCAGCAACAACGCTTTTGCCGAGTGGACTATCTCAGCAATTGAATACTTAAACGTCGTTCACGGCGGCAGTGATACCGCTGCAAACTAATGTCTGACACTTGGGCAGCAACTTGCGCACCTGGCCACCATTACGTGGCCGGCGTTAAGTTGCGCCCATTGACCTATGGTCACGCGCTCTTGATGGAGCGCCTTGGC